CGCTTGGCGTTTATGTTGGCGTACAAGCCGGGCTTCATTTCTTGGCCTTTTTCTTAGCCATGCCTGCCATGCTCAAGCCGATCGCAACCGCCTGTTTCTGTGGGTAGCCTTCCTTGCGCAGCTTGCTGATCTTGGCCGAAGCAGCTGCCTGCTTGCCCTTTTTCGTATATGGGTACTTCTTTCCGTCAACCATTGGCATGATGTCACCCCTTAAAAAATAGACGATCTGCTACAAAGGTCATGACGCCGCCGATCGCAGAAGCTACCGACATGCCAACCCAAAACCCACCCTTGGACTTGTTGGCCATCTCTAGCAACTGTTTGACGTCATCGCGTAGCCCGTGAACTTCTTTCTGCAACGCTTCGACTTGCGCCTCTAGCTTGCCGAACTCTCTTGGGTCAATTTCCGACATGTTCTTTCCTTGGGCGGCCAGGACGACGCGCGTACTCTGGCGGCGTCATAGCAAGCTGTCTGGTTTCATCCTCCACGGGAGCGTCTTCATCAACACGGACGTATCCAGCGTGGCCTTTCATGCTGTCTATATCGTGCTGGAGCGTAAACGTAACAGTTTGCCCGCTTTGTAAGCAGCGGAATGTTGCGGCCATGTTGCCTCCAGAAGTGAGATCGGGGGCCGAGGCCCCCGGGTATTACGCGATGGAACGAACGACGACCAGACGCAGTGTTGCCGACGCCAAGTCGACAGTGCCGCCGGTTTCGTTTTGGAAACGGATGCTAACGGTATCGGCTGCGCTGACATACGCAGTCACGATCAAGCCCGCCACGTCAACAGCCAGCGAAGCACTTAACACCATGTCGCCCAAGGCTACGCCTGGAACAGCAACGGTGTCGGTGTCGCCAGCGCCGTCAGACAAGCTGTCAGCGTTTAGCGTGGCGCGAACCAGCCAAGTGTTGGAATACAGACCGCGAAACTGGTCAGTGCCAGCGCGGACAACTACAGAACTAGCGTTTGCCATGATGTTCTCCTAATTAGGTTAGCCCCCCGGCTTTCACCGGGGGAGTTCAATTAGGCTGGAACAGCCAGAGCGAATGCCGAGGACGACAGTGCTGCGCCGGTGGTGGCCGCAGTACGGATTGCCTTAACGCCGTACAGAGTGTCAGCAGTGAACAGGGTACCGAGGTATTCCTGCTTGTACTGAGTCTGCGAACGAACTGCCATCTGCTCAACCAGCACCATCGAATCGCGGTGACCCATCAGGCAGATACGGTCGGCGCCGCCGCTACCAGCACCGAAGTCGGCGTTGGAAGTGACGAACACAGGGATGCCGTACAGGTTACCGATCTCACCGTTGCGGATGGCGCTGCCGTCACCCACAAAAGCCTGTTCGGTGTAGCGTGCCAGACCCATCAGGGTGTTACGCGACGATGGTGGGATAATGAAGAAACGACCATCCATTGGGGTGTCGTTGTCATCCAGACGCTGGATCGTGCGACGGATAGCAGCATCGGTCAGTGCAGCAGCGTTCGATGTCGAGCTGTTGTACGCGGTGGTGCCGTCCGAGCCGATGTAGGCTTTGGTCGTCGATGTCGAAGTTGCATAGTCGTCGGTGCCAACGGTTGCGCCGTTGAATGCACGGCCGAGCTGCACCAGATCAGTATCAACACGGCGAGCCAGTGCATAACCAGCGTCGGCAGTGTAGAACTGACGCAGCGAGTTCAGCGCCTGCGCCTCGACGATGTCCTCGATCAAGCGGCTATATTCATAGTGCTTGTTGATTGATACCTGGACTTCGGATTCAGTTGCAGCGATCAGTGTCACTGCGTCGGTCGATACTTTGGCCGATGCGGAACCACGGGTCGGTGCTGGGATGTGGACGGTGTCACCCTTCTTGCCCTTGAAGTTCATCTTCATGACCAGGTTGGCCAGAACGAGGTTCTTCTTGTAGGCAGCAATAATCTCATCACTCCAAATCTCTGGAATGAATGTTGCTGCTGTTGTTGGGGTAACACTATTTGCTGGGGAAAAAGCTGTATTAGCCATGTTTAACTCCTTGAGGTCAAAAGTTTATTTGACCCTTCCCTCCTGATATGCCGCCATAATTTCTTCAGACAGCGCATCGTATCGGGCTGGGTCCGTCATTTTCAGCCGAATAAGGTCAGCACGTCGGTAAACTCGCTTCGAACTCTCCCCGGTTCCACCACTGTCGACTTGCACGGCCTTCATGGTCTGCTGGCGCGCAGCAGTTGCCTGCTGTTTGGCCTGCTCACCACGAATGTTGCGCAATTCTTTGTAGGTAGAAAACAATTCGTTCGCCGAATCGAAGTCAGCTTGGCTATCTGCTTTGGCGTACAACCCAATGCGCACCGGGGACGACTTAACCCAGTTTGCAAAGTCCTCACTTTGGAGCAATTGCTCAAAATCAGGATGTGTCTGCGCCAGCTTTTGCCTTGCCTGTAGCGTCTTGAACTGCGCTGTCGCCTCGCGGGCGGCCAGCACGTCAGGATGCGCTTCGATCGTCTTCTGAATCGCCTTCTTCGGGTCGTCGAAGAAATCTACTTCCGGCTCTTCTTTTTCAACAGTTGTTTGCCGCGCGCCGAGATTCTGCTTGATTAGCTCGTCTGCCAGTTTCCGCACTTCCCCGACTTCTTGCGCCTGTCTTCCGATGACCTTTTCGGCCTCTTGATGCATCTTGATGATGTCCTCAAGCGACTTATTTCGGTACCGATCCGGTAATTCCGGCTTAGACTCGGCTACTGCTTCGGGTAGTTTCGCTTCCTCTGCCTCCAACTCGCTAGGCATCTCAGGTTCTTTGTCAATCAACATGTTTGGTTTCCTTTTCCTGCCATCTTTTGGTTCCCAGGATTAAACGGGGCCGCGTGGGTTTATCCGTTTGCTTTGCGTTCCGATTCTAACTTTTCGCGGTGTTTTCGGTCAAACTGGTGATACGCAGTTGGAAAATGACCTGACCACCCCTCGAGCTTGAAATTCGGACTCGAAATCGTGCGGCGGGCTGACTTGCCACACATACAACAAACGATTTGCTGCTCATAATCAGCAAGTCGCTCGATCTTTACTCCGCTTTCGCAGAGAAACTCATACATTCGGCGCATTCAAATCCTCATATGCTCGTTCGCTGACCGATTTTAGGTTTTTCAGCCAAGTGAGAATGGACAATTCGCCCTTCTTAAATTGTAAATCTTTTTCGCCTTCTATCACAGAAATGTTCTGCAAGGTGGCATGTCTCTTAGCGTCTGGCGGTAGGTCGCCCAAGCCGCTTGATCCACTGGCGCATCAGCTACTTGCGTCCAATCAGAAGCAGTCAGCTTACGGTTTCTTTCGTCTCGTACAGATTTTGCCTGATTTGCATCAATAGAGGCAATGGCTTCAGCGTCCATCTCAGCGACAGAAAACTTGGTAAACCACTGCCCATTGATTTCCTCGACACCATCTCGATAGGCAGTCTGGTATCTCGTTGGCTGTGCTTGTGCGCCATTTAATACCGGATCAGCATCAAAGCCATTGAGTAGCTCAACCGTTAGCTGTTGAGGAAAACTGGTATTTGGATGAGCAGCGCGGAACTCGCTCTCTGTCATCACTTGCCCTGTTCGTAGTCTGATTTCCATAGTTGTCCTCAAGCAATAGCAAGGTAGATATAAGTTGCAGCATTGACGTTGACGTTGGTAGCTGTGACCTGATTGACGATAAAGCCGCTGTTGTCGGGGTCGATTGTGTCGTCTGTTGTGACCTCTGCTGCCGTCGTGTTCAACGAAAATCGTGGATCGTTGCCAGCCACAATACCTCGCGCTGTATCCCAAACATACCAATCGCCAGTGCTGTCGGTGCGCTTGATAAGTACGAACCTAGCACCAGCAGTGAAGCCACAGTTGATGGTCTGGTTGCTGCCATTGCCTGTGTAGCTTCCTACTTTGGATACGCCAGCAAGGGTAGCAAATAGATAAGCAACTTGATTTCCGTTTTGAACTACTGAAATAGCGTCAAAATTCGTAGACGTTACATTCCCAAACCCAGTAAATGTAACTTGAGCGTCAACTGTATTTAGGAACAACACTTTAGTAGTTCCTAATGTTTGAGAATAAACTACCCAGTCATAAGCAGAATCCCGGCGTTTTGTGATTATTAACTCTGGAACGACACCAAGATTATGTTTAACAGAGGTTGTAGAGCCTGTACCCGTATAGCACACTACATCAAAGAAGCCGGGAGCGCGGCGAAAAACGTGGAACAAGAAATTGCCGTAAGTTGCGCTATTCCAACCAGAGCCTCTAGTAAGGTTTCTTGAGTCCGCCCTAAGTTGAATGTAGCGCGTGGCTTCCGCATTTGTTGAATTTGACATTAAGTCATTTGTCAGCGTACCGCTCGAAAAGCTGTCGCTTGGCCCGCCAAGCCCACGCAATCTGTCGCTAGTCGTGTTTCTATAATTTGTCCCGTCTGTACCATTTCTTGAATATGAAAGGTACAGATCGCCGGGAAACGGAACGCTAGTTGTTTGTATCGTGTCTGCTTGCGAAACAAGCTCTGCGTAATACACACTCGTCCCACTCGTCGGCGGTTTCATCGGGCGACGGATGGCGATGTAGATGAACGTCGAACCTGCTTCGTTAATGTCGGACTGCACCGAGTTAAAATAAAACCCAGTAGATGCAGCGACAACTTGATCTGTAGTTGCTGTGCTTTCTACTGCTGATGAATTTGCAAGCAACCATCTTTGTGGGTCAGTTGCGCTACTAGACATATTCCTCATAATATCTGTCATCACCCAACTGTTAGCCGCGCTACTAATATTTTTAACCATCACCCACTGTGGCTCGTACCCAAGAGTCACAATTTCTTTTGCTCTATGGTTGCTTCCTAAATATGTTCCGCACGTTATGACATTATCCGTACCAGACGCGCCGAACCCGCCATCGTTATGCGCAAATATATAGGCAACGTAAGTGCCGCCGTTAGCGTTAACCGCGGTTGCTGTGCCTACAGAAAACACGGTGCTGGTTGGGGCTGTGCTGTTCCATATTGATGTAGCAGTGGCCTGTGCATTGCCAAGGTTTAAGTAAATGTTATACGCAGCAGAGGTAAGCCCTCGGTGATAAACAGCCCAATCGCCTGTAGAGTCAGTTCGTTTAACAATAACGCAGCCGGGAGTTGAACCTAAGTTGTGAGCTATCGTTCTAGCCGTACCATTCCCCGTATACGTCACCACATCAAAGAACTTTGCTTGCTTGCGGAATGTCCATGAAACGAATGTTCTTGCAGAAAAATTCGTTACGCCAGAACTATCAACACCTAACGTAAAGCCGTTCGAATCGAACGAAGAAAGAGAGTCAGTCCATCCGACACTGCCGTTTGTTAAATTACTAGAGAGTCCAGAGCCTGTTCCAATTGCCGTATTGAATAGAGCGTTATTAGTTGCATTTGATCTGCACTTAAACCATATCATCCCACCCTTACCGGCAAGATCGATCCCATTGGTAATGGTTTGCGATGCCCCAGTACCCGTGTACAACCACGTCGAGAAAACGTCCTCAACGTAATTAGCAGCACCTGCTACTTTGGCTGCACCTAAGAGCTTATTAGCCAGCATCAGTTATTCCCCACTCGCGCACCGTAAACCTGACCGCCAACTTTCCACAGCACGATCGTTGTATACCCTGTCGTAGTCAGCGTAGGCGCAGAACCGGAGTCTGTTTCCCACACAACACCAGAACCACCCCAAGTCGCATCTGTCCACGTTAAGGCATAAGCCGTACCGTCATCGACCATTAAGGTAATCGCTTCACCATTAACAAAGCTAGTTCCCTTTGGTGTACGACTCGCACCCAAGGTAATCAACTGAATCGAACCGTTACCCGGATTAATCTCAAACGCTGCGCCGTCAGTAATCGTGTAAACGTCCTCAAGGATCGTTCCAATGATTGCCGGATCGGTTAGCGTCTTGTTGGTTAGTGTCTCAGTGCCAGTTGGACTAACGTAATCCGTACCAGCAACCGCATTCGCCAGCGCGCCGCCACTGTTTGCTTTTAAAAGCGCTGTACCAGACGGAGGAGCAAGGTAGTCAGTACCCGCAGTGGCGTTAGCAAGAGCGCCACCACTGTTTGCTTTCAGAATCGCTGTGCCAGACGGTGGTGCCAAGTAGTCAGTGCCAGCAGTCGCCGCAGAGAACGCGCTCTGACCATTCCCCTTAACAATGCCAGTCAAGGTCGACACACCTGTGCCGCCGTAAGGCACAGTGACCTCGGTGCCTTTCCAGACGCCCGTCGTCACTTCGCCGCTGTCGTTAACGACAAACGATGAGTTCTGTACTAGCTTGCCTGTCGTACCATCGAACCTGGCCACCGCATTGTCGGTCGATGAAGCAGGGCCAACAACATCACCAGTACCCCCACCGCCAGACGATGCAATCGTAATCGACCCAGCGCCATTAGTGACCGTGATGCCACTGCCTGCGGTAATTGTGTTCTTCTCCCACAGACTGGTCGTTGCGTTATAGATCAACACTTGACCATTCGACGGGCTCTGCGCTGAGACGTTATGCAGCTCATCAAGCTCATAGCCGTTCTGCACGCGCACGTACAGACGACCATTACCCGCATTAGCGCGCTCGACTACACCGATGTAGACAAGGTGATTAGGCGCATACGGCTTGGTGCTAGTCAGTGTGCCGGCAGTTGCGCCCAGATACAGCGTGTCGCCAGGGCTATACGCGCTCAAATCCAATCCGTCTTGCACGCCTTGGCACAAGACCATGCCTGCTTGACCTGCTGCGATATCTTCCGCGCAGACGCCCAACGTCTTAGCAGAGGTTGCGTCGCCCGTGTTGTAGGCAAGCTTGACCGATACACGATCCCCTGACGCCGCGAACATGTAGACCGGCTGACCCTTGCTGATCGTCGACGCTTCAGCGTTCGTCACGTAAGCGTAGAGAGTCTGACCAATATCAGCCGCGATGTTGGTCGTTAAACCAACACTCAACGTCTTCTGTGTGCTGTCCCAGTACAGTCGACCAGCAGCATTAGTAACCGTTGGCGACGTATTGAAGTCAACATAGGTTGCAGTAGCTAGTGACGTCACGCCAGCAACCGCGCCGGTGTCGGACACCGTGACGACTGAGTTCTGAATCAGCTTGCCGGTCGTGCTATCAAACCGAGCGATTGCGTTATCTGTTGCTGAAGCAGGACCAACGACGTCGCCTGAACCCGCAGGCGTACCCCATGACGCGTCCGTGCCGTCGGTAGTCAAAAACTTTCCGGCGTTGCCCGTCTGATCGGGCAGTGATGCCCCACCACCGCCACCACCGCTGGCACCTTGATTGATGATGACTTTCAAGCGATCGGAAATGTCTGGCGGCAGAATCTCGCCGACGTTCACTTGGCGGCCATTCGACAGCTCAATCACCAAGCTGTTGTCAAAATCAAGGTACGCATTGATGACCGACACGCCATCTTGACCGTCGATACCGTCTCGGCCCGCCGCACCGTCGCGGCCAGCACGTCCTGGTGCGCCGTCCTTGCCATCACGGCCGTCACGACCAGGCCGACCGTCGACACCGTCGCGGCCATCGACACCATCACGGATGTTTGCGATGCGATTCTCGAGAGCGACTGCGATATCGTCGTACTTACCTTCAATCGACGACTTCA